AACAGCCCAATCTCAGCGCGAAATTCAGCCCGTGTGACAGCAATGTTGTCAAGATCGCCAGCCTGAGCCCTAGTAGGAAGGTTAGTCATCAGTAACCAGAGACCACAACATCAACCAAACCATCAACAGGGTTGCCGCTGATGTCAGTCGTTCGGATGTCAACGTAGGTTGCTGTTTTGCCCATGATCTTGGCATTGATCGCTTGACCTGCGTTGGGAGCATCTTGAACGGTGACGTTAACGGACTTCACTGCATGGAACGGCTCAGTCAAGTTTATCCGGGAATTGCCCAGGCTTACAAAGTGGTCTTCGATGTACTCAACGATGTCGGGGAAGTCAAGCTCAATGTCAACAGTGTTCAGGAATGAACGGCTTGTGCCGTCAACGCTCTTCATCTTGACAATGACTTCATAGTCACCGGCAGGGATTTTTTCAAACTCTGCATAAGGGTGCGTACCAAGCGCAATGTCTGTTGATGCGTCAACGTAGAAGAACCCGCTTTGCGGATCTGTGTAAAGCGGATCGCCCTGAGGGTTGGGATAAATAGGTTCTTCCCTCTGGCCTGAAACGGAACGCGTAAACCACTGATAAGTAGCCTCACCCTCAGTCTTGATGATCAAACCGGCATTAGAAGCAGCTGCCGGGACCGTCATCACGAATGTGTAGAACGCATCTTGCGCTGGATCAATCTGCATCAGTGAATTAGCCCTGCGGCCAATCAAATCCCTAGGCGTAACGTTGGCCTGATCATATTCAGCAGTTCCAGCATCAAAAGCAGGGTTGGTGTAATCAGGCGCATCCGTGCAGATGCTTTCATCGCCAACGTCTTCTTGAACGTCGGAATTGAGATAATCCGTGCCCGCCATGGTTTCACAGAAAACCAAGGCGTTGTCATATTCAGGCGCGGCATAAACCGTGCAGTTGACCTTGGGGCCGGGCCAGTTCGCGTCATTAGGGCTGAAATCCTCAATGACGTTGCTAGGAATAGGATCACCAATGCCAATTGAAATTGCGGCTTGGTTGTCACTGATCCAGCCGGTTGCGTCTAGGCAGCGAATCATCACTGTCCAAGTGCCAGCCGCAAACAGCGTTGATTCAAACCAGCGCTGATCACCTGGGATGCCGTCGTTGTAAATCGGCAGGGCAAGATCCCAATCAAGCGAAACGCCTTGCTTAAACCTGACAAGGAAGCGCTTGATGTCAGTCACTGCGCCAGTTGGCCAGTTACTTAGATCAAGCTGGGCAATCGGGTCATCTTCCGGGAAGCCCTCACCAGGCCCAAAACCACCAGGCGAAACAACCGTGTTAGACGTTGGCATGTTCCAGCTGAAACGCCGCAGCGTTGGCGTGCTTTTCTTGGGAACATCAGTGACAACCGTAAAATCAAGCGGTGCCGGTGGCACAATGTCGTTCTCACGGTCAACCGTAATGGTTGCCACGCTTTCACCCTCAAGCCCACCAATAAAGGTCAGCAAGCGGATCTGACATTCCCAGTTGGTGTCAGCGTGGAAGATGCAAACGGCATACTTCTCAATTTCATATTCACCGTAGATGTAGTAGCCCGTAGGCAACGGATCCCTAATTCCTTCAAGCTCTTTGCCAGTTAACGGGCGGTTTGGCAAGACCTCAAGCTGAACGCCACGGACATAAGGCGGCAAGGTGCCGTCAGTGAAAATCCAAGTAAAGAGCTGACCGCCTGTGCTTTGGTTCCAGAAGTCAAGGTCACAAACTGCAGGGTCACTTAGATCTGGCAGTGGGAACCACGTTGTAATTGGGTCAACTTCTGAAACGACCCAATCGCTCTGAACACCAGTGCGGCCTACAGAAGCAATCCTGACTTTGAAAACATCCGTGATGACAAGATCGTCAATAGGAATCAGCTCACGGTTATCAAGCTGACTGGGAACAGAACGCCAAACGTTGTCATAATTGATGCCGCCACTGTCAAGCTTTTCGCCCGCCATATATTGCAGGCGGTAATTCCTGACCGTAACGTCAAACCCGTTTAGAACTTGATTGCCAGTTGGTGCATCCCATGCAACTTCAATCTTGGCTTGGCCGTTGTCCCAAATAACCTGAGCGGTGGTAATTGTCGGCGCGCCAGGGTTGACAAAGGTGAACAGGTAATCTTCATTGTCGTTTAGCGGTGTGTCAAAATCAACCGCGTTGTAAATGTCATCGCGATAGCGCAGCGCTGTGATTTCATAAACCGCAGCATCTTTTTCCTGTACGCCAAGCACCCGGAATGGTTGCGCCGTAACGCCGCCCGTAATTTCCAGCAACCAAGGGAATGACGGGGTTGGACGTTCAGTAACCGCACCCCAATTGACAGTAATCGTGTTTGCCGTGATTGCGGTTGTGCTCACCTCACGCAGCACCGGCTCATTTTCGTTGGCTGCATCAGCAACCATGAATGCAAACGTGCCTGACTGACCCACTGCAGCCGCCGGCACTTCCTCAACAACAACGTCATTGCCTGACACGCTGACAACACGGCCGCCATAACGTGCAGCAGCTTTCAGAGGGTCTGCAACCTTGATGAAATCGCCTGGCCTTACTGCCATGCCGATCTCATTGGTTGAGAAGGTCACGGTGTCATCTAGGAGCCGCTCAGACAGCAGCATCCATTGAGCTGCACGCAACGCCTGACCGCGGCTAGTTACACCGACAAGGCGTAGGTCTGCTGACCGATAACCAAAGCGCGCAATAGCGTCTTCATCGGCAACGTATTCAACACGCGGCTGATAATTGTCTGCAGGGTCATCCCAGCTAACAAGGCACACCGTATGACGCGCACGCTTAGCGCTGCCCGCATATTCAAAATTGCCCCTACTGACGCGACCATCTTCAGAGAACTCTTCAATGGTGTTCGCTTCATTGAACGTAAATACAGGCGAAAGCGGCCTGTCTTGCACGGGAACAATGGTGCCGCCTGCGTAATACAAAATGCCACGAAAGATGCTGCTGAGCTGTTGCAGCACAGTCCAGGCTTCCTCTGCTGTTTGCAGTATCAGGTTGCAGGTAAAGCGCGGCTCACTACCACCACCAGGCGCATCAACCAGGCCGTCGCAATACTGCGCAATTTCCATCAAAGACCATTTATCGATTTGGTCTTCTGTGATGTACTGCCCAAGGCCGTAGCGATCATTGATGATCAGGTCACGCAAAACCCAAGCCGGGTTATTGCTATATGCAGTCTTGAAAGTTCCATCCCAAGTGCCGGAATAGGTCCGCGCAATCGGGTCATAGTTTGTAGGAACCTCAAGGCGAAGGCCGCGCAGCTCAACGCTGACTTCAGGCAAATTGCTGTAAACATCAGCCCGCAGACCCAATGACAAGACTGAACTGGTTGGGTAACGCAGCTTTTGATTCAGCGTTCTGACAACCGTTGAAAACGCAAACTGCGTATTGAACAGGTCTGTTGCGTTATTCCGGTCTACGTCATTTGCCGTAACACGCGTAACCGTGATTGTCCAAGGCGCAGTGCCCTGCAGATCAAACTCATGCTCACGCTGAAAGTTTGAACTGAATTTGCCTGAAATTGTGCCATCAAAAGCAGTACGCACAACCGCAAGGGCGTCCGTATATGTCACGCGATAAGCAACCTGCGTGCCCTTGATGTCCCCGTTCTTTTGGTTTTGATAAACAAGAGACGCAAAGGTAAGTAAAACCCGTGCGCTATAAGTGCTTGAGGGATCAGCCGCCGTGACAGCTTGCGAAACTGGTGAGCCCTGATTGACTGTTGTGTCAACGCCGATAATGTCGCTGACATTGAAGAAACCTGGGCAGGCGCTTTGGTCTAACGTGCCAAGACTTAAAACCAGATCTTCTGGTTGAGTTGTAGCAACATTATTGGTGTCCCTGATCGGCGTGTCGTCAAGGTAAACGCTCTTTTCAAGGCCTGTAGTATTGCTGCCTTCAGCCGGCCCTTCAATCTCACCTTCGCACAGCAGATATTGAATCTGAGCAAAGCTAGTTGACCTCAGCGCAGGGTCATCATCAGTCCTGACTGGCTTGTAAGTGTCAGCAACAACTGTCTGCTTGACAACCTGTTTTCTGTTGCCACCGCCGCCGCCACCGCCGCCGCCTGCACCCTGAATGATCTTTGCGTCAGACATTAAATCAAACTCCCTTCTTGTTAACGTAACCGATCAAATCAGTGCCGCTGTTGTAAGAAATGCTGCGGCTGCTTGGAAGGTTTTTTAAACCAAAACTGATAACCCTAGGAGCCTGAACGCGACGCTGCCCATACAGTACCGGCACAGCTTCACCCTGGCCCCCGGTGCCTTGGTTTCGTGTGAACAGGTTTGATTCAAGTGTGCTTGTCTCTGCCGCCTCCGTACCGCCTGAGGTGCCTGTAATCGTTTGACCGCTAAGTTTTGGCGTTGGCGTAATGAGATCAGCCACGCCGCTCAAGACAAGGCCGCCGCCCAATAGTCCGATGCCAAGGCTGCTCAAGCCAAACACCGTCGCTGGCATAAAGAATGAAGCCACTACAAGAGCGGCGCCCAAGATAATTTTTCCGATTGAAAAGCCATCACCGCCAGCACCCTGCACAGTTGGGGCAAACACAATCACGCGGCTTGATTGAATTTCAAGTGTATTCTCATCACGAAATTCGCCGTCAGAAACAACGCGCCACGCAACGCCCTTTTCAGCTTGAGACAGCACCCAGCCTTTTAGCTCTGGAAAAATTGAACACAAGGCACGAAAAGCTTCGGCCGGTGACTTGACGGCCAATCGAAAGTGACGGCCAAACTTGCGCCCTGCAGCGCCAATCAGCTTGATTGTGACTAGCTGCTGCATGGCCCCTTAACCCTTACTGCACAGTTTAATCGCCGCAGCCAGTGACCCCCTAGCCGACTTTGACGGCTTTGTTTGTTTGCCGGGTGATGCAAAAAATCACGCGTGCCAACCATCACGCCAACATGATCAGTGTGCCCAGCATGATCGCCAACGTTGAAAAGCAGGATGTCACCCGGCATCGGGTCAGACACGCGCTGGCAAAACTTGGGCCACTCTTCATCAAACGGCCTAAAGCCTGGCGTGTTCCATTCACCCCATTCGCCACGTTCCCATTCAGGTAAAACAATCTGCTGCTCACGCGCCAACCAATCAGAAACCAAGCTGTAGCAGTCCCATACGCCCCAAACGTATGGGCGGCCAACGTAAGGCGCTTGGGCTAACGGGTCGCATTCGCAAAACCTGTCCGTAGCCAAGGTGTAAACCGCCCAAGGCATTGCACCATCAGCAGCAATCCCTATCTGATCCAAAATGCTGAAACCATCTAGATCTAGATGGCTATGCCAGCAGCCAACAGCATCAGCATGCTTGGCAACAATGTTGGCCTCAATCCGAAACTGCTCTGCTGGGTTGGGTGAACTATTCTCAACAGCAACAACCGAACCATCAGGCAAAACAAAACCGCACGCCTCTTGTTCAGGGGTCTGTGCGGCTAACTGTTTGATTTGGCGCTTCTGATCTTCAGAAAGCCAATTCAT